AAAGACCATGAGTTTTTATCAGAGTGGGATTACTTTGCAAATGCTGATGGATTAGAAGTAAAAATAATAGATGGAGAGACAACAATATGTTAGAAATATTAGCAAGTAGTTTCTGGATATTAATATATATTATCATGGTAATAGCTTGTTTTACAGGAAAATAGCACTTGACAAATTATAAAAAATGTGGTATAACAAATCAACAATAAAGGAGGACAAATGTCTGACAATAATTTAACAAACATAAACACAATGTCTGATGAGCAGATAATGCAAGCTATAGGACAAGACGATGGTTCTAACACAGGTAGTAATATACCTAGGTTATCAATTAATCGTACACCAGAAGATGACGATGGTAATCAATTACCTGTGGGTCATTACACTACATATGATTCTAGCGTAGGTCAAAATGTATTTGGAAAACCAGTTACGCTAAGACCTTTTATAAGTGCAATGCAGTATATGCATTATGATGCAGAGAAAGGTGAGTATGTAAATAGATCTATTATATTTAAAAGTTGGAAAGAGGAAGCTATAGATATACTAGGTGGTACTAAGTGTGGTAAGATTCCTTTTAAGGAAAGATCAAGTCTTACTCCAGAACAATTAGAACATCAGAGAACTATTAGATGTTATAAATTAGTGTATGGATTATTATCATTTAAAGATGGTAAGACTGCACAAGGTGAGCCACATACCCTGCAAAACCTACCTGTACTATATAGAGTTACTGGTACAGCGTTCACACCTGTAACATCTGCATTAGATCTTTTAAAGAAAAGAAAAAAGCTAATGTTTAATTGTACTTTTTCTCTCGATACTAAGAGACAAAAGAAAGGTGGTAATGTATTCTATGTACCAGAGATAGGAGTAAATGCAGATTCTAATTTACAATTATCTGACACTGATATGGAAACATTAAAAGCATTTCAAGAGTCTATTGATATAGAAAATGCTGAAGTTGTTAGTGCATACAATAGTGCAAAGACAAAACAATCTAGTGGCTCAGATCATATAGATGCTAAGATTGTTGAGGAGATAGAAGATGCACCAGAAAAAGTATTAGCTTCTTAATGAATACTATACTTTTAAAAGTACAGCAATACTTAGACTCGGTGTCTAAAACACCAACAAAATTAGATAATAAACTTGTTGAGGATTTTGGTGAGGCGTGTAAGAACGCCTTACTAAAACAATTTCAAGAAGATAGAAGATCTAAATTTGAGATAAGAATGTCAAATGCAGGTAGACCATTGTGTCAATTACAGATGGAATCTAAGGGTATAAAAGGTGAGGGTCAACCTTACAGTAATAAAATGAGAAATACTTTTGGAGATTTGATTGAGGCATTGGCTATATTTGTAATGAAATCAGCAGGAGTAGATGTTAAAAATGAGCAGAAAAAAGTTACATACAAGTTTAATGGAGACTCAATTGAGGGTAGACAAGATGTTGAGATCGATGAGAAAATATGGGATATTAAGAGTGCGTCACCTTATTCCTTTGAAAAGAAGTTTGGTGAGGCAGGAGGTTTTACTGAGGTTGTCAGAGAAGATTCCTTTGGTTATGCGTCACAGGGATTTTTATATGGAGAAGGCCAGAAAAAAAACTTTGGTGGTTGGATAGCTATAAACAAATCAACAGGAGAATGGACTGTTTGTGAGACTCCTGCAGAACATAATGAGTATAAAAAGAAAGCATTGGATACAGCTAAAAATAATTTTAAAGCGATTAAAGATGGTAAACCTTTTAAAAGATGCTATAGCGATGTAGCAGAAACATTTAGAAGTAAACCTACTGGCAATAGAGTTTTGGGTTTTGTATGTTCATACTGCCCGTACAAACTTCCTTGTTGGGGAAGCGATAAATTGCAGTTGCTACCGCAGCAGCAATCTAAAGGTAAGAATCCTAAATGGGTTTGGTACACTTCTGTTACAAATCCAAGGGAGGAAACACAAGAGTTTAGTGGTGGATAGTTTGAGGGGTCTATTCACCATTGACTCTTTTAACATATATAATATGCATTTATATTTTGTAGTTTTTAAAAGTAAAAAAGATAATGATTATAGATTATTTAGTAATAATTTATTTGATGAAGAAAGCAAAGCAGAACACTTTGGTAAGTCTAGTATGAAAAGAGGATTTGAACATAAAGTATTAGAGTACAATAGTGAAAACCATGATAGGTATTGGAATGAAAAAGAAAAATAATATTAGTATGATTAATTCAGTTAAGGTAATAGTTAGTCCTTGGCAAAAAGGTTTTACATGTGGTATAATTATGGATAGTAAATCTAAAATGTCCACAGAACAATATGAATTATGTTCTACAATAGCTAGAGGCATGATAAAGATGGCAACTACAGATCCCCATTCAACGTTTCTTTGGGGTCTTCGTGGCTTTTCTGATGATAAAAAAAAGAACGAGAATACTCTTACAATTAGTTCTGTCGCAGAGTTTGATGATGAATCTAATGTTGTAGACTTTCTTGAATATTTAAAAATGAAACGTGATAAGGAGTTAAACTAATGGCAACGCACTTAGTTATGGGTGACCCTCATTGCACACCCAAAGCAAGCAATGAAAGATTTTTATGGGCAGGTAAATTTGCACATGATCTAAAGCCAAATACCATAGTATGCATGGGAGACTTTGCTAGTATGGATTCTCTATCTAGTTATGATAAAGGTAAAAAATCTTTTGAAGGTAGAAGATACAGAAAAGATATTGACCATGCCCATGATGCATTGGAAAAATTTAACAAAGGTCTTAATGGGAGACGGCCAAGAAAGATCATGCTTCTCGGCAATCATGAAGATAGGATAGATAGAACAGTAGATGACATACCAGAACTTGAAGGCACAATTAGCACAGACGACTTTAAATTTGAAAAATTTGGTTGGGAGGTTTATGAATACCAAAAACCTGTTAATGTCGATGGTGTATATTACTGCCACAATTATCCTACTGGTGTCATGGGTAAGCCTATTAGCGGTGACAATGTTGCTCGTTCTTTATTAATAAAAAATAAAGTATCTTCTACTGTAGGTCATATACATACTTTTGATTATGCTATGTGTGCACTACCATCTGGTAGAAAATTAATGGGATTATCTGCAGGATGTTACTTGCATCATAAGGAAAACTATGCTAAGAGTACACAACAGATGTGGTGGAGTGGACTTGTTGTTAAACGTAATGTAAGTAAAGGTGAGTACGATCTTGAGATGATTGAGTATAATACTATAAGGAGAAAGTATGGTAAAAGATAAACGTGTCTATCTTAAAAAGATAGACCATAGTAATGATATATCATATGAGAACGAGGTTCAGTTTGATAATGTAAACTCACCTGCTCATTACAAACACGGTAAGAAAGAAACTATAGATGTTATTAGAGACTGCATGGAGAATGATGAATATCATGGATACTTAAAAGGTAATGTATTAAAGTATGTTTCAAGATATAAATTTAAAGGTGAACCATTACAGGATCTAGAGAAAGCACAATGGTATCTAAACAGACTAATAAAGGAGGTCAAACATGGGTCAAGTTAAGCAAGCAATAATAGAGGTAGAAGATTTTGTTGCAGGTTGTTTGAAACAAGGTAGAACTTTGAATCAAACTATAAGAGATGCGAGAGAATCTAAAGCTGCAAAATCTAATCCTTATTTAGATGATGAGGAATTAGTAGAAGATAAATACTATCAATTTAAAGGAGGGCAATAATGAGAGATGCGTTTATGGAAGCATTAAGAAAAAGATACGAAGCAGATATAAGTGTGGCTAAAGTTACTATTGAAATATATCTAAATAAATCTGTAGGTATAGGTGAGCACCCACAGTTTGTAAATGAGATAGATAAACAATTAGAAGCTATAGCATCTGCAGAAGATAAATTAAGTATGATTGAAAAGCATTATCCAAACGATGATGATATACCATTTTAATAGGAGGATAGATGGACAAACAACCAAAAGCAAAACAGTATCTTGTTGATGCTACTCAGTTACAGGATATGATGAAGTACCTTATGACAAGGCCATATGGTGAGGTATATAGTTTAATGAATACTATGGCTACATTAAAACCTTTTAATGCAGAGGAACAGAAAGATGTCGGAAAAAAATAATCTAGATAAGTATACAGGTATACTATTTGAATTAAAGATAGGGTTAAATAAAGATAATGCTATCGTTATTGACTATGGTGGTAAGCCTGTAGGTAAAGTTAGAGAAGCATTAAGAGGATATCCGTATCATGGTAATCTATGTGCTGCTGTAATTAATCATGCTAATGCTGTTGGGAGAAAGTTACAAGATGATATCAAACAACTTATACAAAAAGTTTAGAAGATTATTCTGGCATAATATAATTATGGAATTAATTGAGAGATATACTTCTAGATTTAATAGTTATTTATGGTCTAAAAGATGGGGTGATAGATCTCTCTATCAATCAGACCAAAAAAAAAGGCACCCAGAGTAAATACTCTGTATGCCTTGTTGTTGCCTGCAAAGGGGGGTCTATACGGCTCCCCTTTTTTTTATTGTAAGTAATCCATTTGTTGGAACAAAGGTTTCTTCTTTGGTACCAACATATTTTCTGTTTCTATTATTGGTTTAATTCTATCTTCGTAAACATTACTTAAAAAATTTACATAATCTTTTCTTTCTGCATAAGGACTCATACCTTGAAACATATCTTGTATTTTATCTGAAGAATCTATAACAGGTTTATAACGATCATCTGTTGTTATTAGCTGTAAAAATCCTCTGATACTTTCCTTACTATCTGCAAACTTTCTTAGATTAGCCCCACCTGTAGTTGTTAAGAATCCCTTGGGATTATCTTTAATATAATTAGAATTAGCATGCATGCCAAAAAAATTATTAGCAGCTTTTGCAGTGGGTGCACCTTTAAATTGGAAGTTGCCTGTCTCTGCAGCAGCTACAGTAGCCACAAAGGATATAGGTATTTTTCTTTCAATAGAATCTTCTGGGTACTCATTACGCACCTCTTTTACTATATTCATAAACTCTTTTGTCTTACCTATATCAGCCATACAAATTCCTATAAATAAAAATACACTAGCAATTCCAAGCCCTAAGTGATTTATTAATTCTACTGTTCGGATCATTAGCAGTTTTAGCAGATGTTAGTTTTTTCTTCATGCCTTTCATCCTCGCACAGAAGGATGCCCTTCTTTTGTTACCAACTTTTTTACTTGGGGCCTTAAGATTTCCCCCAGTTGATCTGTTGTAGGATGCACGACCTTTAGCATTTAATCCACCTTTAGGATTCTTACCCTCTTTTCTTTGCCATGCTGGTGACTTTGCCATTATTTTTTCCTTACTGTCATTGCAGCTCTTTTAAAATTAGCTGCAGTGGGTGCACCTTTTGCACCTTTCTTTTTCATTTTACCACCACGCTTACGTTTAGCATGGATGTTAGCATATAAGCCTTTTCTCATTATACTTTCTTAGCTAACTTTTTATTCATTTTCATCTGTACTTTTTCTGGTAATTTAGAAAAGCCTTTTAATTTTTTCTTTACAGCAGATGGTTTCTTTTTCATATTAGTTTTTTTCATTCCGTACATTATGTATATCTCCTATATTTAGATGTTTTTTTTGCAATCCCTTTCGGTTGCTTCACAA